GTTGCGATTCCCTCAACACGATCCTGTTGAGTAATGATTCTCTGGTCAGATAATCAATCATCTCCTTTGAGCGTTGGGTATGGTTATACCCCAGACCGCCTATACGGTCAGATTTCAAAATCAGATCTACCGATAAGAAGGAATAATTCTACAGCCCCAGATGAAATTGGGGCGTTGTTGAACGGAATATCACTCGGTTATCTAACAACAAGTGATTCGTGCGATGAAATAATTATCAATCACTCAATGCCAGAAGCTTTTATAGAATCAAGTATCTACTCAATTGGGTTTACATTCTGGGAAACGAATAGATTGCCAGAATCATGGGTTAAAGATTGCAATAGGATGAATGAAGTCTGGACAACATCCAGATTTATGCGAGATGTTTTTATCAATTCTGGTATCACCGTTCCTGTGTATGATTTTAAATTGGGCGTTGACCCAAAAATATTTTTCCCAGTAAAAAGAGTCCCAAACAGACCATTTACATTCTTGAGCATAGGCTCTCCATCCACTCGTAAGAACTCTCAGATGTCCGTTGACGCTTTTATAAAGGTGTTTGGTGGTCAAGAAGGATACCGAATGATTTATAAATCAAACGGTCCAGCAGATGCCAGAAGCTTTAATGCTGGTATGCGTGGTAAATTGAATCATCCGCAAATAGAAGTGATTGACTGGGAAGTTTCGGTTGAAGAGCTAGGTAGAATATATGATTGCGCTGACTGTTTACTGTATCCTACCAGCGGTGAAGGTTGGGGTAATATTCCATTTCAAGGAATAGCTAAAGGTATTCCTACAATATGCACTAACGCAACAGCCTGTGAAGAATATGCTGACATGTCTGTTCCATTAGATTATGAGTGGTCAACTGAGAAGATGAGTGGTCTGTATGATGGTGCTGGCTACTGGGCTAAGCCAAATTTTGATGATTTATGTGATAAAATGTTATATGTCGTAAATGATTACGATAAAGTTTCTATAAAGACATTTGAATCTGCCAAGTATATTAATGAAAATATGACCTGGGAATTAGTGTCAAAGGATTATGTGAATAGGCTATGTCAGATATTGAAAGATACCAAGGCGAAACCCTTTTAGACGAATTAAAGCAAGTTGAAGAAGCTGGTCTGCTCTATGTGAAGGGCTATAACTATGCAGAAATTTCAACATTACTATCGCTGCCTATTGAAAAGACTAAGAATTATATCAAGGAATACAAAAAGATTCTTAATCGCCAAGCAGAGGATGACCCATACTTTCTAGAAAAGTTACAATTCAATACAATCAAAGCGCTGCAAGAATTTGATCAATTAAGCAAAGAAGCTTGGGAAACTGTCAATATTGCAACAGATCATGGAATGATTCCAGCAAGAATCCAGGCGATTAAATTGGCTGGAGAATTGGCTACTAAAAAAGCTCAGCTGCACAAGCTGCTGAGTGGTAACACAACCGATAATCAATATATTGCTAGAATGCAAAAAGCAGAAAATGTGAATCAGATTCTCTCTAAGGTGCTGCGTGATGTCATAGCCCTCCACCCAGAGATAGCAAATGAAGTTCGCAAGGAATTGGAAATTGCATTTGAAATTATGAATGCAGATGCATAATGAGACCCAATAGCCCTACCATAAAGGTTTATACAATGAGACCTATTTATTGCCTTCATAAAGGTTCTAAAAACTCAGATCAAACAATTTCTCAAGGAGGTGGTTTGAAATGAGTGACTTTATGGGGATGAATCTTGACTTAAAAGATTTTGATCGTCTTTTGCGTCAAGATGATCTTATAGAAACTCCTGTTGATATTCAAACTTTTGTGCAAGATAAAGAATTTTTAGGATTACCTCCGCTTTCAGATATTCAATTAGAAATTGTAAGACATTCTACACAGATTTTTAAAGAGCGTACATTAATTTCTATGTATGGTGAAGAAGAAGGGAAAGAGTGGTATAAAAAATATACTGACAATGAAGTTATTTGTATGCTTGGTAAAGGTTCTGGAAAAGACCATTGCGCAAGAATATCAATGGCTTATACAGTTTATCTAATTCATTGCCTTAGAGATCCGCTTATTTATTACGGTAAGGCTCATGGTGTGTATATAGACTTGCTTAACCTTGCTGTTAATGCTCAACAAGCTCAAAGAGTATTTTTTGAACCATTTAAAAACTTATTATTAAGATCTCCTTATTTTAATAAAATTGGATTTGAACCAAGAGTATCAGAAATATTTTTCTTTTCTCGCCCTGTTAGATGTTTTTCTGGTCACTCTGAATCTGAAGGTTGGGAAGGTTATGAAGTAATGACTATTATTTTGGATGAAATTGCAGCTTTTAAAACTGATGCTGAATTGCGTGGAGAAACAAGATCAAAAGGATCTGCGTCTGCGATTTATAATATGTCTAAACTTTCTATTATGTCTCGTTTTCCAGAAATAGGTAAGGTAATTCTTTTGTCATTCCCTCGCTATAAAGGTGACTTTATTCAGCAGAGATTTATTAACTCAAGAGAAAAGAGTGAGCCAAAAACTTGGTCAATTAAAGCAGCAACATGGGAAGTTAATCCTACAATTAAGCGTGAACAATTAGAATCTGAATACATTAGAAATCCAGTTGAAGCAAGAAGTCGTTTTGAATGTGAACCTCCAAACATGGAAGATGCTTACTTTAGAGATCCAGATCTGGTAAGAAAAGCGTTTATGTATGGTGAAGATCCAATTGATGAAGATGGTAATTTTAAAAATTGGTTTAATAATACAGATGGTCAAGTAAGATTTATTCATATTGACTTGGCATTAAAGCGAGATAGAGCTGCGCTTAGTATGGTGCATTGTACTGGTTTAAAGGAAGTTAAAACATTAAATGGTGTTGAGCAATTACCTATTGTTAATGTTGATTTAGTTTATTCATGGGAAGCATCAATTAACAAGGAAATTAACTTTGCTTCAATTAGACAAATGATTGTTGATTTGTGCAGGAAATTTGATGTAGCTAAAGTTACTTTTGACCGTTGGCAATCAATTGAGATGATCCAAAGTCTTAGAGCTCAAGGTATTAATGCAGATTTCCATTCTGTAAAGAAAACGGACTATGACACATTAATGACTGCTATATACGATACGAGATTGCGTGGATATTGGAATGAATTATTGGTTGAAGAAGAATTGCTAAAATTAAAGCTATTTGGAAATAATAAAATTGATCACCCTAATTCTGGATCAAAAGACTTAGCAGATGCTGTTACTGGTGCTACATTTGTTTGTATTGAGAATATAGCAATCAATACGGAAATAGAAATAGAAATTCTATCTCCAGATAAATATTGGGAAGATCATGAGGATATGCCTGAATATGGCACCGTAAAAGTGTATAATGATAACCTTGGGCAATTTGTTCCAGGTTTTAATGAAACAAAGGTGGATACAGAGCAATGGTTGGAAAATCTATAGATAGCTTAAAGGTAACTCACGAAGAAGTGATTAATACTATGGCTATGCAAATGGCTGCATTAAATATGGAGCTTACTGTCGTAAAACTAGAAAATCAAAAGTTAAAAGAATATCTAAGCGAATATCTTAAATCCTCACCCCTAAATGATAAGGGTTTGGATCAGAAATAAAAAAAATTTATTATTTCTACCCTCACAACGAGTTTTAGTCTTAGGTAGTTGCTATGCTTAGCAATGAAATAAGGAACTGGTAATTCGCCAGTCTTTACACTACAAATCATAAATAGGAGAAATAATATGTCAGCGTTTCAAATTAATAAAGTAGATAAGCTTCCTGAAATCTCACGAGCAGGTCGCAGATCTGAAGAATTGAATATGATTATTGAATCACTTAAGCAATCAGTAAATACCAATAGCGTATTTAATATTGTTGGTATTAAGTCTGGTAATGCATATAATTCAATGCAACAGAGAGTTCGTGCGCAGGCTAAGAAATTGGGTTACAAAATTGTAATCCGTTTTGATTCGGTTAATGAAACACTTTATTTCCAGGCAACTAATTCAACAACAGAAAAAGTGACTGGTATTAGTGCAGATAAACTTTCTGCAAAAGTAAATGAAGTTACTGGTATCAAATCAAAGAGCAAAGCAACAAAGTAAAAACATTTGAAAAAATGTTTCATAAACCCCCCTGTAAATATGCAGGGGGGTTTTTTTTATGTCATAATTGATGCATGACATTAGAAATTGAGCAACAGAATATTGAAATTGATAGAGAAGATATTGATTCATGGTGTCCAATGTTTGGGCTTCCATGTTACGATAGATCATTGACTGAACCTTTCTTTATGTCTTTCATGAAGACTGTAATGTATCTAAAAGAAATCAATTGTAAATTTGCAGTTAGTACGATTACTGATTCGTTAATTAATCGTGCAAGAAATAATCTCGTAGCTAAGTTTATGGCTAATCCACAGTTTACACATTTGATTTTCTTAGATGTTGATTTAGCATTTAGACCTGAAGATATCGTAAAGATGTTATGGCATGATAAAGAAATTGTTACTGGCTCTTATCCAATTAAGGATATCAACTGGGATAAAGTTGTAGAGAACATTGATAAAGGAGTTGCGCCAAAAGATTTAGCAAAGAAATCAACAAGGTTTGTGGTAAATCCAGTTCGTGCTGGTGATAACACAATTGAAACAGATAATGGTGCGATTGCAGTTCATGATGCGGGTACTGGTTTTATGTGCATTAAAAGATCGGTAATTGAAAAGCTTATTGAAGCATACCCTGAATTACAATTCAATGACGATACTGGTTCAATGAATGATGAAGAAAAGAAATGGACATACGCTTTCTTTAATTCTTATGTAGATGATGATAAGAGATTTGTATCTGAGGATTATGGTTTCTGTAGGTATTGGCAAAAGCTTGGCGGTAAAGTTTGGGTTGATCCTGCAATTGAAATTGATCATTTAGGTAGGTTTAACTATCAAGGTAACATGATGGACTATCTAATATCTATTTCTCAAAAAAGTACTCAAAATCAGAAATAATGTAAACCCCGTAGTAGGGTAAAAAATATATACTAAAATTTGGTAAAATATTGGCTAAAAGATGCTTGGTGATTCATTAGGTAATCTTTTAGTCAATTTTTTATTTTATAACTGGCGCTTTGTAATATTACACTTGTAACATTACACCTGTAATATTACAGCATCCCCCTGCGGATAAATTTTTAGATAAAAAATTAGATCAAGACTCAAATTTAATTTTAGAA